AGTTAAATCAAACATATTTTCCTTTAAAAAGACATTTCCAGTACTAAATCTACCACTTAACCCACTATATATTCTATTTCTTTTGTTTTGACCGCCTGGTTTTTCTGGAATTACACCAATATTATATTTGTTTTCTATTCTTCTTCTTTCATTTAAAGATTGGAATATAGACCTATTCATAGCTACATCCTCAACAGTACTAGATATACAATGATATTTTTCATGCATATCCATAATATAATCTACTACACCCTTTTTACCAATGATGTTTCCTTCATTATCTCTAGAACCTACAGTTGGAATACTACGATGTCTTTCATATTCTAATACATATAATTTATTGTTAGGGTCAATAGCAATTGCCATTATTACAGAAAAGTCAGAAGTTTTAGTATCTATATCAGTAGCAGGGTCACATCCTATAAAAGTATTACAAGGAAGTTTTTCTCCATCTACATGAATGTAATTTTCTCCATCTTCATTTTCATAATAACCTTCCCAATGTTTTATATATCTTCTACTCCATACTGAATCTTCTTCAGATTGCACTTCCATCATATATTCTTGATAGAACTTTTGAGATTGTCCACTATCTAAATAAAACTTTTTCTTTTCCTCTAGTTTTTCTTTAGAGAAGAACGAAGGCCATAAAGGAGTACCATCTGGTAAAATAGCTTTATATGTAATTACTCTCCATGAAAAATCTTCATTACTTTTTTGAGCTTTTGCATAATTATTAATAAGATTATTAATAAAAGAGTCATAGTGTACAGGAGTACCATTAACACGCAAGCGACCAGTATGCGGCTCCAACGCAGGGTATACAACAGCGGTAACCAAATTCGCATTCTTAGCACGTGCGTCTGGTGTAATGGTATTTGCCTCATGTTCAAAGTCATCTAATATAATTAAATCATATCTTTTGTGCAACTTTGCACCACCACGAATACCTGCTACATTACTTTTAGATATAAGTTTACATCCATTAGATAATTCAATATCTTCTTCAGTCCACTTTTTTCCTTTCATCGCTCCAAAGAAATATTTAATACTATCATTAAATTCAAGGTGATGCTTTATATAATCCATATTACCTACTGATAATTTTTGAGTAGCAGATACCCAAGCATAAAAATGCATATCACCTTTTGGGCAAAAAAGAAAATCTTTTATAATAGAAGCTTTAGTTAATACAGTTTTACCATGCCCTCTGGGAAGAATAATACCTAATTGTTTAACATTTATATCATCAATAGCATCTGCCATCTCATAATGAAATGGAGGAGTTTCGCTTCTCAGGAAGTCATCAGGAAGAAACAACTTACCAAAAGCAATTAAATCTTTATGAGCAAGTAATAATTGTTCTTCAGCCTGACTTACGTTTTTCTTGTTTATGTTTGCCATCTTCGTTTTTCTTATCTAAGAATTTTGTAAACTTTTCATCATCACCATTCATCTCTATATAGTAGTCAAGTATTAATTCACAATTTCTTTGTCGTTGGATAGAATTAGATAGTGCATATTCAAGCACTTTTATTCTTTGAATTAAATCTTTTCTTTTTAATCCTCTTTTTGTTGCTATTGCCATATCTCTTTAGTTGCATCCTTTATTACAAATTGTTTTAATAACTCATCCTCATCTGCATCTTTGGTAAAAGTTACAACAGAATCTACACAACCTTGTATATATGATTTTGCTTCTATTGATGTATCAAAAGACCTCATCAAAGCATCAGTACCATTTTCTTTCATCTCTTTCCAAAAAACTATAAACTGACCTCCGTATCTCATTTACCTTGCCCTCTATATTTCTTTTTATAATATTTTTTACTTACCTTATTTCCATATTTAGTATTATTACTTGAACCTTGTCTTGTTTTCTTACCTTTTGACTTAGTGTAATTATCCATTGTAAGATTTACCTCTAAATATAGATTTACCTTCATAAATACCAATAGTATCTATCTGAAAATCTTCATCTGTATATTCTATAACTCCTATTCCTTGTTGCCAATTATATCTAGTGCCTCCGCCTGGAACAATACCATCTATTCTACAAAGAGTTCCACAAGATATAGCTTGATATATTTTAGGCTTTCCATGTGTCCATACTGTTTTATGAGCCATTTCCAATCTATGTACATGACCTTGAATTATACTAATTCTTGGAGAGTTTAATAGCTTCATAACACTTTGACCACTTTGAGCACCTACTTTAATACCATGTATACAAACTAAATTGTTGTTTATATAAAATTCACCATGAGGATAATTACCTACATACTGTACATCTAATTTATCTAATCCTAATAAGTAAGGTACTGATAATATGGGAGCAGACTTTGGTTCATTAGCAGGTTTTATACCATACGCTTGAATTGTATTCTGAACAATACTATCAATCATTCTTTTCTCATGATTTCCTTCTATGTAAACCATTTCTTTACAATATGGTCTTAATTCTTTAATCCAAGAGGCTACATAATTTAAACTAGGTTGTGTAGTAAAATAAAACTCTGGAGAACGAACAAAATGAGTAGACCAATCTGGTAAATCAAGCATATCACCTAACATTATTACCCTATCTGGCTTTAAATCCTTAATTATTTCTGTAGCAATCGCAATTGCCTTTAAATCATGAAGTGGTGTCAATTCTCCTGTTTCTAAATTTCTTTTAAACCCACATTGAGAATCAGGCAAGATTACATCTATTTTTAATTTTCTTTTTGGTGTTTTAATATTAAATTTTAGTGGAGATACCTTTGCACCTTGAACTGTTGGAAAATCACAGACTATAGGAATCTTTCTTACCAGACTTGCCCTTGCTTGATAGTTAGTATGAGTATTCCATGTTATTTTTCCATCAACTTCTTCTTTAGCAGACACATCCCATTGATTTATTTTAAAGTTTGTTACTTTCCATACATCTTCTGATATATCAAACTTGCTTAAAAGACTTTCTAGTGTTGGTGCTTTTCCTGTAGTAACATTATCTGTTACATAAGTATAATTTAGTTCTTCTACTACAGACGAAGTATTTACATTAGAAGTAGGAATATCATCATACTCATCTAAGTATTCTCTACCACAGTCTTTACATTTATATCTTTGTATTTGTTTATCACTACCTGCTTTTCCATTTTTCTTATTTTTTCCCGACCCGCATTTAGGACACGTCATTATCTTCTCCTTTTATTTCCTTTAGTTGAGGACGTTCTGCTTTTTCTAGTTGTTCTGGTGTAAATCCTTGAAACATACCTAAGATACCCATTTCTTTAGATTTTATAGTAGTTCCAGTAGTTCCAATTATTTTTGCTAGTTCTTTTGTTGATTGTAATACAATACCATCATCTGAACTATTATCAGCAAGACACTTTAGCTTATCTAATACATATTCGTGGTCTAATCCCATTCCTTTTGCTATATCTAATACAGACTTTTCTACTTCTTGCATAACTCTTTCCTGTTTTAATAAAATTGTTGCTCTTCTTCTTGATTGTAATTCATCATCATTATTATAGGCATCCATATACGCTTTTACAGGTCCCATACCTACAGCTACATTTGTAGCAAAAATCTTTTCTCTTTGAGTAACACCTATTCTTTCTTTTACTGATTTAGGATTCTTTCCAGAAAATGTATACCTATTTGGATGCTTTGAAAAATCAGTATCCATCTTAGACCCTTTTTTCTTTAAAAACGTTCCTACAACAGTGCGTACATATCCACTTGCATATTTATAATTTTTTCTATCGTTAGGGTGTTTTATTTTATCTACTACTTTTAGTAGTTGGACAATTTTTCTGTCGTCTGAATAGACCCAATCGCCCTCATTCGCTTTTCTCCAATCAACAGCAAGTGTTTTATCTGGATAAGCTTTTTCCCATTCTTCATAGGAATCATATATGTAATGTTTTTTATTCTTTATTTCTCGGTATTCCATGTTCCCCTTTTTGAATACATGTTTGTTCATACAGAGTTTCTATTAGTTCATTTACTGCGGTAGGTATATAATA